TGTTTGTGCGCTTCCTGTCCAATTGAACTTGAAATATTCTCCGCTTCCACTGAAATATGGTTCGTATTTTACTTCATCCAAAACATACAATGTTGTGTCCTGAAGATTATGAACGTCTTGTATTCCACCATATTCCTTGAGCTTGATAATATTCTTTGGAACGCCAAAACAACTTAATAGTGAAGACAGTGATGCTTCTGTACCCTTGGTCTTGTATATGTAAGGAAGAGTGTTTAGTATTCTCTTCCATATTATCTGATTTCTTTGCTTTTCAGAAATTGTTCTGGAAAGATCATAAAGGTTGCTGTTTGTGTCGAAATCATTTTGAGAAAAATTGGAAAGAAGCAATGGAAGATTTTCCTTTGATATTTCCGCATCCCAACCAAGTGAAGCCAACATATCTTCCACGATATCAACAGATATTCCATAGTTTGGACTACTTGAATAATTGTTCTTTTCTGTGATCTGCCTGATCAACAACGATATGTTATCGAAGAAGTGTCCTATCATTCCAACGAATAGGATATAGTCCTGATTTTGTTCCATATCCTCCAATATGAACTGTGGAAGATTGTTGATCAGCGAGTTACCATTATCTCTGTCAAATAATGAGGATGATGCGTTATGATCAGTATACCAAGAAGGATTGTTGTATAGGAATTTTTCATAACCATCCATTGAATTTTCCAAATTATCTATTTCAGTATTGGCGTCTGTTTTTTCCTTGATATAGAACTGATCATTTGGATTGGCATCAATTTTCTGCTGCAACTCTGCAATGGTCTGATACAAGTCATCTATTTTTGTTTTCTTTACAGTGAATGCGTCAACTCTCAATTTAGCGGAAGAAAAGTTTATGAAGTTTTCAAAACTTCTGTAGTTGGTATTATCTACTACGGTTTGAGAAGGTGTGAGAATCTTGGAAAGAACTTCATTATATGCACTTCCAGTTTGAGCAATTAATTGCTCCATTGATAGTGCTTCTGTGGAATTTCCCTGACTTTCAATTCTAACCAAGAAATTAGGACCACGCAAAGGTATGGTCTGTATTACATTTGAAGTAAAGTAATATACATTTTGAACAATTGGTAAAAATCCAAAATTGTTTGTTATCCAAACATCATCTCCGTTTTGAACAGACTGTGGAAGTGGCTCAGAAAGTTTCAAGACCAACTTATTTTGGTATCTAGGATCCTCGGACAATACCAATTTCTTATTTGTAATTGAAACGTATCCACCCGAATGATTCAAAATATTCTTGAAATACCCAGACAAATCGATGTTGTATTTCAGTTGAAGAAAATAGAATTGCGGATAAAAGGTAAGATCGTAATAAATTTTTTGCAAGAATGCAACTATTTGATCATACTCCGCTGGCTTTTTGTTTGTGATTCTGTTCAACTCCTGATCAATCACAAATCTGAACAAGCTGTAGTAATAATCCTGAATATCCCTAAAAGTTGACCCTGAATCATAATTGCTATACAACCAATTCTTAAATTGATCATATATTCCCAAGATGTCATTTACTGCAATTTGACCATTGTTTCTGGTTCCACCTTTCCTTACACCATAATACAAATCGGTGACGAATGAAATTACATCTATATCATTATTGGTTTCGTTTTCTCTGTTGGTAAATCCATAATAGAATTTCAACAACTCCGCACCAGAAGGATTTTCATTCTTTGCAGTGTAGTATACATTATAAATCTCAGGAGATGCTATTGATTCTATTATACTATCTGCAATATCACTTACAAAAACCTTGTTTGTTCCAAACACATCAACTTGCGTGTTTATTTTTTCGGTTGATCCTGCCAAATTTTTTGGAATCAATGCCACTTCATCTCTGTTGGTTGATATCTGGTATATCATCAACTTATCTTCAGATGAAGAATTGGATCCAACGATGTTTCTCATTAATTCTACCGTTATTCTATAATTTCCATCCGGTACATTGAGATTTCTCATTTCCGATGAAACATCAATAAACAAAGAGCTTGTTTCACCAACTAATATAGGAGCCGTTCCATCAAATTTTGAATACGAATATGTAATATATCTGTTTGTAGGATCGTAATATGACTGTGTGTAATTACGATATGATCCGCTCGGATATATCATCGACTCTGTTACCAAGGTATTATCAAAGTTATATACGCTGAACTTTATAAAGTCATCCTCGGTTTTGCCAAATGGAAAATTTTGAGACTTTAGTCCGTCCGTGAAAAACATCAAATCTTCTTTAGTCATGTCGGAACCAACCCCGAGTGACGAGGAAGATGCCGAAATATACTTCATGTCTTCAAGGTTCATAGTTCGCTGAATGTTACTGTATACTTTGTTTCTACTTTTACTGGATTATATACTACGTTTTCCAAAGGAATTGTTATGGAAGAAGAATAAAGCTGGCCTTTTACGTTTTGAATGATCAAATTACCATACTCGTCTATATTCGGAATGATTGAACCACTCTGATATAGCTTTTGTATGTCATCTTGATTATATCCTGATAGATATGGATTGGCGTTCATCTAGAAACTTTGAATGCGGTTGGAACTGGAAAGGTCAAAACAGAACCGCTTTGTTCCGTGCGAATTTCTACTTTGAAATATCTTTCCATTGGAAGACCGCTGGTGTCCAACATAAAATAATTTCCACTACCGTCAAAGCTTAGTCTGGTGTAATCATCATATGGAATTATTGTTTCTTCGCTTTCTGCGTCCTTGATCTGATAATAGCTTGATGATGGTAAGTAATATGGGAACAAATAATCCGATGCTTTGTTGGTGAATGTTTTTACTGGATAACGCTTTCTTGCGGTAACATCCATTCGTACAATAGATCCAAACTTATATTCAGATGCCATATTTTTCATATTCACTACAGAATCTCTGATCTGAATCGGGTCCGTACTTCCCGTAATGAATACAGAATCATGCCAACACATATCCAAATATGGAGAATATACAGTATTGGTTTCCTTACTGAAGAATTTCAGTGATCCATAGTCAATAGAACTTGATTCATCGCCATGCATAAGAATCAATCCGTTATTAACCAATGATCCACTTAGCCAAGCATATACCATATTGGAGACATCCATTCTGACATCTCCACTTTCATAATCAAAGGTTTGGCCCGATCCATATGATCCAGTGGTAGGAACCGTGCTTGATGTAAAATACCAATTTTCATATGATGGTTGAACATAGCCAGATCCACTACCAACAATTCCAACCGCAGAACCGCTGACTAGACTTGATGATATCCACCAATTTCCGCCGCCTGTACAATCAATCAAAGATCCACTTACCCACTTTTCAATATATCCATCTGAAAATTTCCATGTTACACCGTCTGGTGCTGTTGTTCCATCATACTTGTAACCAGTTCCCATCAACCATGATTGAGATATTGGATATGCCGCCAATGAATACTTGGTAGGTACTTCCGTACTTTCACAAATCTTGAGATTAAGATAAAATCTTGGATTTACTGGCTTATTTGCATCACTTGATGCCAGTGATGCCGAAATGGTTGATAGATCGAAATGAAGAAGTGCTCTTGACAAAACTGCACCAGCCGATGGAGAATTTTTGTACACATATGAACTTGATACTACTCTTGGATCTGTTGATCCAGAGTCATATGAAGATGACATTGATCCACTTAAAAGTTCAATACTTGAACTGGTATATCCAACTTCTATGATATATGAACCTAAACTGGCACAACTTGTGAATGAAATTCTCTTTTCAACTTCCAAGATTTCATCCAGCCCAGTATTCTTGGTGATATATGCTGGGTCGTTGCTTATGTATGCGTCTTTGGTTGGATATAAGAAATAGTGCATGGTGTTATAAATCAACTTACGCGGCCTACTATATCCTTTGATGGGAATTTAACCTCAAACACGCTAGGATCTATGGAAGGATATACCACTTTGTCCATAGTCGCTTTTTCAATATCATACTCATATGGAGAATAATCGCCATCACGCAGTGTAAGATTCTTTATCTTCAATGATGATACAGACTGAACTCCGTCCACCTTTGCAATTTCCAATTCAAGTCTGCTTAAATTGATTGGTTGGCAGAATTGAATATTATTGATATCAAAGAATTTCTGAACAAGTGATATGCAGTTTGCCAACACTTCTCTCTTGTTGTAATTCTTGTATGCAATGATCGTAAAATCGACACCAATGTTGATGATATATCCATCAAGAAGATTAACACTGTCGGTCAACATACGATACTGATTCAAATAGTTTTTGAGATTTTGACGAATTGCCTCGTTTGTTGCAATCAAGTTCTGATTTGTGTTATAACCAAGCAAATAAAGATTTATCGCAAATGAGTTTGCAGCCTGCAATGTTTTGTTATTTGTTGCTGATGGAGAAAGTGAACTTGTTACATCTGACTGCGGCTGTGCTTGGATATTTTGTGGATTCAATTGTGCATCCGACACTGCCCATGCTTTTGCAACCGATCCAAATTTTGAAGGCATCGCATATGCTCGTATAACATAATCTTTTTGTGTTACTGCTCTACCTTGTGCTGCTACACTAGCAAGAGCATTATTTCGTATTTCATCATTTGTTTCGGCGTTACGACCACCTGTCGCTGGAGATGGATTATTGACTTTTATGGACTTTCTTACCAATGTGGTCAAATTCTGTTCAAAAACAGGAAGTTCTGTTATATCACCGAAGAAATCAACCGCTGTTACGTTCTTTATTGAATTTGCGTTAACATTGCTGGTTATTCCGCCACCAACAACATAACGAACTGTCAATGAAGTATTTGAAGGTGCTTGACCAAATGCTCTTGATGACAAGAAATTTGATGGATCATATGTGGCAGTTTCATTTCTAAAAGTTGAAACTCTGTTCACTGTATACACATTTGGAATAATAACTTCGTCGTCTGAAACATTGGTTCCAGATCCAAATTCCAAAAATGTTGTGTTGTCGGCACCAACCCCCGTGACAAATCTTTTCGGTGTTCTCAGATATCTTAATAGGAAAGGAACAGTATCACGATATGTTGATAATGCAGAATCATTCTTGAATATGTTTTCACTTTCAATAGGAACAAGATCTTGTGCAAGATAATCTGTCTCATACCATCTGTTGCCATCGGAGTCATATACATCCATAACTTCAATAACATTTGTATCTGAAAGAGTAACTTTGAAAAATGGAACAGGAGAAGAAACCGAAATTGTGGCAGTGGATATTTGACCAGAAAATGCACTTACTGTCTTTTTCAATACATAAAATTCAGGTTGACCAGCAGCGTTTCTTTGATAAACGGAAATTTCCAACGGATCATTCTTGGTATCAACAGTAAAATCAACGGGAACACTAGTAAGAAACGGTATGCCAGAGTCGCTGCTGCACGCCATGCCCGGCTTTATAATCTGAGCATATTTCATGTCTGGAGATATACTGCCATCTTCATTTATTTTTGAAGGAATAAGTTGATATACATCCAATTTTGTGAAACTTGGTGTGCTTGGCTTTGTTTTGTAACCAACAGATCTTGCCGCATCAATAATGTTTTGGCGCTCTTCTGCATTTACTAACATCGATTCCTTGAACTGATAATCAATATAGTATGAAAGCACATCTCCAACATACGCCGCCATTTCTATGTACATCATTCCTGTTGATGCATCACTGAAATCCTTATATGTATTTGGATAATATGTTTTGGCAAATTCAATCAAGCTGGATTTTAGTTGGGAAAAATCCTTGTTAAGATATTTGACATCTTTTTTGCCCGGTAGAAATGATTTTGGTGTGTCTAATATCATACGTTGGTTGTGTTCATGTCAACTTGTAATACTTGCTCGTTTGTTATTCCAACAACTGGGACAGTGTATACTACGGAAACATTTATTCTGTGTTGCGAACTATCACTTGTTCTATCAACATCAACAGATTCGACATTCACATAATTCATCCATCTTGATATATCTTTTCTGATAGTGGATTCAACAATTTGACCAATTTCCTCCACATTATTCTCGAACAACACGCTCCATAATCCAGAACCAAAATCAGGATTCATTCTTCTTTCTCCCTTTTTTGTTCTCAGCAATAAGTTTAGATTACTTTTAATTTGTTCTCCCACGCTATAACTTTGATTAAAATATCCACTTGGCCCATGTGTTATGGGTAGAGTTATTCCATAAGGTTGTGCGTTTTGTGTTGCCATTATGGTCTTTTAGCTTTTGCTTTCGTGTCAATTGCTTTCAATAGTTGAGAATAGTCTCTTGTCATTGCAGATGCGACCGCTGCAACTTCTTTGTTTTCCGCCAATACTTGTTTTGGAAGACTTTGAAGTGCATCTATTGCGGATGGTGTACCAGAAGATTCTTCTTGTGGAATCCCTCCAACAGTTTCATTGAGCACTTGATTCAAAATTGGGTTTGTTGTGAACGTTTTTGGCGCTTGAACTGGTGACTGTTTTGGAGTTGCTTCAAAAGAAACATTTGGTGTTCTTTTTGGAAGCTGCTCTGTTGGCTTTTTTGTTTCCAACAAAGAGTTTGAATTTTGCACCATTTTTTCTGCCAAAACTTCCATAAGAAGATGTGGAAGTGCATTATTAACTTCTTCTTTTACTAGAGTTCTTATAATTTCTACAAGTTCCTGCTTTTTCATATATATGGTTCCTTATATAAATATAATGTATTTTTGATAATTATCCCGATGGTGGGAAGCTGAGAGCACTTATTTTGTCATTAACCGTCGATGTTGTATTAGATACGGTTTCTTGTATAGGGTTTGTTACAGAAGCAGCCGCATCCTGTGCAGCCCCTGTAACAGTGGATATGTTTTCCTGTACTGCACCCGTAACACCAGATACTGTGGATTCTACGCTACTCTGTAATCCTTGTATTTGGCCTTGAATATTAGAAATTCCTGTACTATCTAATGCACTCTTTGCAACATCTCCAACTTGACCTTTTATGTCTTCGGCAATACTTGAAGTTATTTGCTTCAATAATTCTGATGGATTTGCCGAAGATATTGCTTTGATAACCGATAATGCACCGGCAACCATTCCCATATTCAACTTTAGTCCCGGCGCAAATGGAGGAACAATCGATTTTAGTTTAGCAATTTTTTCAGCAGCAAATTTTGGTCCAGCCCCAAGTAAAATCCCAGCTTGATCTAGTCCCGGAAAATTTGAAATTGGTGTCAATTTTAATGTAGGGAGTGTCGGTAAAGTGGCTGAAAAATTAGGTATTGCTGCCGATATATTTGGTAAAGTAGTAGGAATGCCAGCGGAACTCAATCCCGCCGATAGCGAAGTTGGTCCTCCCAATGCGGAGGATATACCACCGACGGTCGTTGGTACTCCCAAAGAACTTGCCGCCCCTGATAATGAAGTCGGTACCTTGGCATTTGAAGCTATAGAAGACAAAGACAATTGACTAGATACACCACTTATGTTGATCGGCCCTGTTGGAGAACTAATGGAAGGTATAGACGATTTTGCAATACTACTCAGTGATGTTTGTGAACTGATTGATATTGTTGGTGCTGTAAATTTTGGAAATTCCATAGGCTATTAATCCGATCCTCCTGATACAAACACTCTACTACTCATAAGCTCACTTAACTGCGAACGAAGTGCCAACAAACTAATTTGAGATGCTTGTAAAGATTGTAATTGCTCTGCCCAAAGAGCAAGAGGAGCCACAACAGATGGTGGAAATATTGGAGTAGGTTTTCCCATGTTTCCGATGTGACTATGGCCCGTTCCCGGTGTGGCAAATGAAATCAATGTGGTCAATATTTGTATTTGCGTGTTTACATTCAAAAGCATCCAATCGCACATCGCATACATCCAAGCCACTGTAGAACGTCCCAGTAATGCAGGCTCATATATTTTTGCATGATCTCCCAAAAATATTTGTGGAGAATTTATTGTAGCAACCTTTAATGAAGTCAAAGTCAACGTGTTTGGGCATGAAATGGAAATAGTGTCATCACTTGTCATTCCAATTTTTTTCTTGGAAAAGAAAAACATTTCATTTGACTTAGAAGAAAATACCAATCTATCACTGTTGATTACAATTTGATCTCCGTCAAATTTAGGAAGCTGTACAGGCTTATTTCCACTTATTATTGCATTTTTTGTCTCTGGGGCAAATTTTGAAATTGTTTTCCCAGATGTAATATGAATTGAAGATCCATCTTTGTTTATGTCTTCTCGCGTGTACCCTCTTGCGGTTTGTCCTTCTGGATTTTTTATCGGCGCTTGTCTATTTCTGATCAATATCATCGGATTTCCACCACCATCAGAATAATCATTCAGCCCGCTGTCATTTGTACGATTATCATCATATGCGCCAAATCGCACCGATGAACCAAATCTTGATTCTAAAATAGTGTCTCCTTCATATCGTTTCAATCCTCTGATTTTAGGATTAAACTTGAAATATTGACCAAGAACTCCCGTATAATTTGGTCCTCCGTAATAATTCAACTGTGATCTTGGACCCTCATATGGTTTTTCCGTATATTCATTTATGTTTTCGTCAACTTTTCCAACAACTCTCTCTGTTATGAAAGAAGCATTTGAATTTATGATGGAATTGAAATTCAATTTCCTACTGTAATAGAACTTGCCCAAATATACACCAACAATAACCGTTTCATTCATGAGCGGCCATTCTGTTATTCCTGTACATTCTATTGGATATGCCCAATTAAGTTGTTCTTTTTTCTTGTTTCTTTCCGAATTCAAGAATCTGAACTTGATGCATCCAATTCTACCGTAATCTTCTGTTCCTTCTTGTACTTCACTACCATCTATGTTAGGTGGCATGGCCCCAACCAAAACTGCATTATTTTTTACCAATGGATGGTTTTCGTCCATCACCACATCCAATACTACAGCTTCTTCCAACTCGTAAAAAAATGAACTATCCGGTTTTCTTTCCAACACAAAACGTTTCGACGCAAGCAAATCGTCTTGTTTTACATTAAGATCACTGCGACGTTCTGCATTTACATATGCCATTATGATCTTTCGTCGGTTGGTTGTTTAATTTTTTGAACAGGCTTTGCCGCCTCTTCTATAACACTCATCAACTGTTTCTTTTCGTCGTCCGTCAATATACCACTGTTGGAATCTGATTCTGCACCTGCTCTATCTGCCATGAGTCTTTGAACAATTGCAGCCAGTTTAATTAATTGTTCGTCGTTTCTTATACCAGCGTCAAAATATTCCTTTAATAGTGGTACAATTGTAACAGCATCGTTTACTGTTTTAATCATTTCACGAAGATCTGTAATCAAAACATCTAATTGCTGCTTCTTTTCTTCAGAATTGCTGACAATATCTTTGCACAGTGAAGCAAAGCTTTTTCCCTTATACAATTCATACTCGGAAGTTTCCATACACTATAAATAGTCTGAATATATATGTTTTAGATAACAATGGTACCACGGTTCAAATATTCACTTTTTATATCTGATTGTGGCTTTGCCATGCGATTAATTACTTTCGTAATATGTTGAGTTTGGCAATCTGCTATTTCACGTATATACAAATATAGTGCTTTTTTATTGAATACATCAATTCGATCTGAGTTTCTAAAAATCTCAATCACAGCATTAGCTATTTTTAGATCACGTTCTTTGGTAAAATGCTTACCTACATTTTTATCCCAATATTCAACCATGAGCTTTATAAATTCACGAGTCTCACTTTCTTGCTTCTCATGTTCTGGTTCAATAACAAACTCACCAGACTCGCCCACTTGCTCACATATTTCAACATGCTTTTTAAAACGACGATATGTGGTGTTATTATCCAAAATAAACCAATGCTTTGCCACGATACTAAAATAGCTGAATGCTTTTCCTTTTCCTTTCTCATACTTGGCTATATTAGCCACCATATGCGATATAGCCTGCTTTTGAATTTCAAGTGGGCTTACATCAGCGTAACTGAATTTGAACGTGTTATAAACGTTTTCTGCAATCTTTGAAAAAGCAGCTTGTATCTTGTCATTGTAGATGCGATCTTTTTCCCTAGGGTCTTCAGTTTCGTTGTACGCCACAATAGCATCCTCGGTGTCTTTTGTGAAGTATACATTTGAAGTTTTTTTGGGAGCACCGTCGAGTGTATTCTTGTTTTTTCTTCCTTTTGGTCTACCGCGTCGTCTTGTGAGCGGATCTTGTACTTGAGAAAATTCAGTAGGAAGTGTATGTATTTTAACAACTTTTTTCTTCTGTATCTTTTTTATCTTTTTGATCAATTTTATCTTTTTGATCGACTTTTTAGTCGATCTAACAATTTTTTTGCGTTTCTTCATATGTTATTTGATGCGTTCGTTGAACTCTTTTGATATTCTTACTAGTTCTGTGAATACAAACCCAACGTCGTCGTCTTTTTCAAATAAATTTCTATCGTCCACAGCCTTCATTCTGTTGTACACATCGTCTACTTCGCCTCTGAAGAATTCTAACCATTCTTCATAGGTTTCTATTTTCTTAACCATGTTGTAACACGCATAGCCGAACGCACAAGCGGCGATGAAAAATATAACCAACAACGTCCATAGTATCCACATAATTTTATTCCTCGTCTATTTCTTCCTCATCTGTATCCTCTTCGTTTTCGTATCCCAATTCTTCATTGAGAATGGCCAGTGCATCTTCAACACTGGGCCAACTACGGTATTCAAGAGCATATTCTAGTAATTGCTTTATTTCCTCAAGATTATCAGTATTGATATTCATGTTTTGTTTTATAGTATTTTCCATCCATCGGCTAAAAGCTCTTCGGCTTTCTTGTATTTTATATATTGAGTTTCTCCATTTTTTTCTACCATCACCTTGTCATTTCTTCCATATTTTACTTTTTTTTCTGGTGGAGGGTTGTATCTTACACCGTCGTCGGTCATAAGAACACCATTTAGATGATCTATCTCGTGCTGTACACACACCGCTTCTAATATCCCATAGTCACTTCTCACAGATTCTTGTGTGATTGGCTCGACCTCTGGTCCGAATGGAATTGGATTGGCATGATTTAATGTTGATACTGTAACTTTTGTTGAACGAACCGTGTTTGTAAGTTTTCCGGGCAAACTCAAACAGCCTTCGGTGAATACAAGCTTTTCTTTACTATATTCCGTTATTGTTGGATTCATAAGAATCAATGGATCTTTGTCCTTCTTAACTCTTATGACAGAAACCGACTTTGATATTCCAATTTGATTGGCGGATAAACCAAGTCCGTTTGATAGCTGGTCCAGTGCTTCTATTAGTTGCTTCGCAATTGCTTCGCCTTCTTCAATCGACGCTACTGGTTCAGTCTTCTTGTGTAGATAATCCTTGTTTTTGACAATTTTGTAACTCATATATATGATTGAGGCTTACATATATATGCATAAATTTATTTTTGTCAATGTATAATAAATAATTTATTGTCTTGGATGCAATTTTCCATTTGATATTGCGTGAGGTATAGCAATTGGTGGGGGAAGTGGCGCGGCAACATTTATATCTTCATTTGTAGACTCGACTTGAATTGGTATTTCGGTTGGCGTTGGTGTTGGAGTGTTAGATGGAACATATGTCGGCGTTGGAGAAGGTATATAAGTTGGCGTTGGAGTTGGCGTTGGAGTTGGTGTAGGAGTTGGTGTAGGAGTTGGTGTGGGCGTGTGTTCCAACGTAGGTAAAATTTCAACTACGTTAAGTTCTTTATCATTATTTTTTGATTTTTTGTTTTTACTATCTATCATCAACGAATTAAATGCTAGGATTAAACATATAGCCAATGGATCAAACACGGCCATAATAGACCATATGAAATAATTTACAGCCTTTTCCAATGGTATTCCAAGACTATTTGCGATGAATTTAAATGTACCAACGTCAGTCCCAATAATTTTTTCCTGTATCTCGGTGTTTTGAACTCTAAGAACTTTTATGTTTTCTTGATATTCTGAAATTTTATTTTTTCCTTTTTCGGCGGATTCTTCTTTGTTCTTGTTAAGCAATGAAATCTTTTCATCCACTTCCTTATTGTATGATACTATAGATGCTTCTATTTCCGTTATTTCTTTTTCAAGATTTTTTACATTGGATTCTATTTCTCCTCTTTGTGATTTACTTCTACCTTCTATTTCAGCTACACGACTGTTGTATTCTTTTACTTGGGATGAATATTGATCTCTTAATTTTGATATTCTGTCCTGTGAAGATTTAATTTGTGCATCTATATCGGAGCGTTCCTTTTCCTGTCCTTCCTTTACAATTCTTGCTTGGTCCAACCCGCTTTTTCTGAATAAATTTCCCGTTCCTTGATCTATCCATTTCTGTACTTCCTTATCTAAAATTTCTAATCTTGAATTATACAGCTTTATTTGCTCAAGTTCTCTTGAGATATCGTTATCTGTTGAAGACTTTGATAATTCCAATGCTTGCTTGGCTGCTAAAATATCACCAGATGCGTCTTGATTTGTGTTTGATGATTTTCTTATAGCTTCTATACGTTGATTTCTTTGAGCAATCAGTTGTAATTTTTGCTCTATTGTTTTTTTCCTATTATCTTCAGTCGCTCCTATTTCCACCACATTGTATTCTGTCTTCTTGAGTGTTTCTATTTCTTTCTCAAGATCAACTATCTTTATATTGTTTGATTCTATTTGTTGCTCATATCCTTTTACTGCAATATTTGTTGAAGTGTATCCTGCACTCAAATACCCATATATTCCTATAGAAGTTATACCCATCAAAAATATTGTGGCGATAACAAGATATGTTTTCAGAAGAAATCCAATCTCGTTCCATTTTTGTTTCAAGAAGGTGGCGGTGATAAGTTTTCCAATTTCAAGCGCGGTTCCCATCACTATGATTGATACTCCTCCCCCAATAAACAACATTTTAAGACCAATAATGCTAAAATATGCACCACAAGCAGAAATGGCTATTGCGCTTAAAAGCACTAGAAATGCGAAAAATGTCATGTATTATAAATATCGTATATACAAAAAACAACCCCCAATTTCTTGGGGGTTGTTAGGGATGATGAATTCACCATCCTCCACCAGTCAGTTTATGGGACAACTGACAACCATAACCTTTTTAGCTTACTACTTCTGGTTCGATTGGATCTTCTGGAGTTCCTTTCCCACCATTAGACTTGTTCTTATAAACAAGTTCTCCGAGTTTGCTAAGTTCAGAGATAGTATCTTTCATTTTTCCAACATCACCACTCTGTAACACTTCTTTGCCTTTGTCAATACCTTTTTGAATTTCGGTTTTGACAGAATCTTCAAAGTTACCATCCTTTAGTTGTTTTTCCCAACCATAGATAATATTGTCAAGAGAATTCTTGGTCTCAAGATTTTCCTTGAGTTCTTTGTCTTTATCAGCATTTGCTTCAGCTTCTTGCTTCATTCTTTCAACTTCTTCCTTTGAAAGACCAGATGAACCTTGAATGGTGATATCTTGAGCTTTGCCCGTTCCAAGATCTTTTGCAGAGACATGAAGAATGCCGTTTACGTCAATGTCAAACGTCACTTCAATTTGAGGAGTGCCTCTTGGTGCTGGCGGAATGCCGTCCAGTTTGAAGTTTCCAAGACGCTTATTGTCTTTGCTCATTGGGCGCTCACCCTGTAATACAACAATATCAACGGAAGGCTGATTGTCGCTGTATGTGGAGAACACTTGTGACTTCTTAGCAGGAATTGTTGTGTTACGAGGAATCATTGCCGTCGCAACATTTCCTGCGGTTTCAATCGCAAGGGTCAGCGGAGTAACGTCAAGCAACAATACGTCGTTGACCTCACCCTTCAATACACCACCTTGTACAGCGGCACCGACTGCCACAACTTCATCTGGATTTACACCTTGATTTGGAACTTTACCACCGAACTTCTTGGCATAATCAACAACCTTTGGCATTCTTGTCATGCCACCAACAAGCACAAGCTCATTGAGTTCACTATTTGATACACCAGCATCCTTCAAACAGTTCTTATATGGAGCATCCATTCTTTCAAACAACTTCTCGCAGATTTGTTCCATTTTTGAACGAGAAATTGTCATATTCAAATGCTTTGGGCCAGATGCATCCGCCGTGATAAACGGGAGATTTACATCATATGATGTTGCAGAAGACAAAGCAATCTTGGTTTTTTCGGCTTCTTCGCGTAGACGCTGTAAAGCCATATTATCTTTGGACAAGTCAATACCATTTTCTTTTTTGAATTCCGCAACCATGTGGTCCATGATTGCTCTGTCCCAATCATCACCACCAAGATGCGTATCACCATTGGTGGCTTTAACTTCAAATACACCGTCCCCAATTTCGAGAACGGTAACGTCAAACGTACCACCGCCAAGGTCAAAGACGGCAATTTTCTCGTCTTTCTTCTTGTCTAGACCATAGGCTAAGGATGCTGCGGTAGGTTCGTTGATAATACGCAGAACTTCCAAACCGGCAATAGTGCCAGCATCCTTGGTAGCTTGACGTTGAGAATCATTAAAATACGCAGGTACTGTGATAACCGCCTTCTTCACAGATTGTCCCAAATATGATTCGGCATCGGTTTTGATCTTTCCAAGAACAAATGCGCCAATCTGTTGAGGAGAATATTTCTTAGCTTCTCCGTTCTCTGTTACTTCGATCCAAGCATCTCCATTTGGACCTTCAACGACCTTGTATGGAAGATTCTTGATTTCTTCCTGCACTTCGTTGAACTTGCGACCAATAAGTCTCTTGGCCGAAAAAATTGTATTCTTTGGATTGGTCACCGCCTGTCTCTTAGCAGCTTGACCAACAAGTCTTTCCCCGCTTTTTGTAAAAGCAACAACCGAAGGGGTAGTACGAGCACCTTCCGAGTTGGTAATTACTGTAGCTTCACCCGCTTGCCATACAGCCACGCACGAATTCGTCGTGCCAAGGTCAATACCAATAACAATGTCATTTGATTTAGTCATAAATTTATAATATGTTTGGGGCTAAGAATAAACCTAGCCCCAAACATTGTCAACTATTTTATAGGAGCCTCAATGTTTTTGGCTTTTGTTCTTCAATCTTCAGTTTAGGAAGATCAACTTTTATTGTTCCGTTTGCGAAGTCGGCTTTGATTTTATTTTTGTCAATACCTTCTCCCACACTAAACGAGCGTGTGAAACTAGAACGCTTAATTTCTTTATACAGATATTTTCCTTTATTTGTATTTTCATGGTTTGTTCTTTTGCCTCCTTTGATTACTAGTGTATCGCCTTCAAGATCCACGGAAACTTCTTCCTTGTTCAATCCAGCAACATCCGCTTCAAGCACATACCTGTCATCATACTCAACAACATCTACTTTTGGATAGCTGTTCTTGGTATAAGACCCAGCGTAAGGTGTTACGCCGAAGTTATTGAAGACATCGTCAAATAGACGATCAAATGGGGTGAGAAACTCATCCCGTGTATATCTACTTAGTGTACTCATGTTTTGTATCCTTTGTTTATATCGGCTCCATTATGGACACCGACAGATACACTATATCAATAATTGTGCCAATCAGATTTTCCAGAGTTTACCTCTGACAGTGTTAAGAATCAAAAATCAATTTGTGATATTGTGACACAGTATATGTGCCATATGTCACACTTTTGGATGCCAAACTTCCAAATATTTGAGATGATTTGCACAATCCAACGCACTGCGTATAACTTGGTGCATGTCATAATATTTGTATTCACCAAGTCTACCACCGAATATCACTTTGTCTTGCTTTGATGATTCTTCCTTGTACTTTTTCAATATTTCCATATTGGCAGCATCATTTACAGGATAATATGGCTCTGTTTTTTCTGGAACATATTGGATTGGCGTTTCCCAACTTACCCAAGTCACATCACTCTGTGAATTTTCGAAATGTTTATGTTCTATGGTGCGAGTGAATGGAACTTTTTCACTTGTGTAATTTATAGCGGCGACTCCCTGATAATTTGGAGTTTCCATTCTCATATGATCTAACGAAACAGTCTTGTATTCGAGATGTCCATATTTGTATCCATAGAATTTATCAATCGGACCTGTGTATATCACTCTGTCATGAGGCGGCAATTCGTCCTTGAAATAATCAACACCGGTTTTGACATCTATTCCTTTTAAAAGCTTTTCAAATATCTGAGTGTATCCACCAATTGGAATACCTTGATACTTATCATTGAAATAGTTGTTGTTAAAAGTGTATCTTACTGGCAGTCTCTTGATAATCTCTTTTGGCAACTCTGTCGCCTTTTTGCGCCACTGTTTTTCCGTGTACCCTTTGATCAATGTTTCATACACATCTCTACCAACCAACTTGATTGCTTGTTCTTCAAGATTTTTTGGCTCACCAATATGGGCCGATTGTTTGGCTATTATTGCTTTTACTTCTTCTTCACTTTGCACTCCCCATAGCTGATAAAACGTCCACATGTTAAATGGTAAAGAATACAACTCTCCATCATAATTAGCCACGGGGGTGTATATGAAGTTATTAAACGATGTAAACTGATTGATCCACTTCCAAACCTCTTCGTCTGAAGTATGAAATATATGTGGACCATAAACATGTAGGTTGATATTATCCCTATTTTCGCTATAGCAATTTCCACCAATATGATTGCGCACATCAATCACCAAGACTTTCTTTCCAATCTTGTTTAGTTCATAAGCGCATATGCTTCCAAAAAATCCTGCTCCTACTATTAGATAGTCGTACATATTATTCCATTACAATAAAACCGTCTTTCCATTTTGTTGGAACTTTTATCCAACCTTCACACCAAACATCAGAAGGATCTTCATGTATGTCTGGTCCAAACCACGTGGATGGAGATATAACCACCTTGTTTTTTGTTCTTGATAAGAATGCACCCCACCAACTGAATGTAGAGTTTGAAATAATAAAATCATCACACATTGATAATAGCCACATAGCATCCTGATCAACATAGTTGCTTGGAAATATGATGTTATTTCCTTTGATGTTGTTCTTACACCATTCAAAATCATCACTAAGAACCATTAGATAATCATGTTGTGGCAGAAGTTTTCTTGCTTCTTCTATATAATCCAATGTCACAACTGGATGATGTCTTGGTTGGGTGAGATAATCTCCTCTTCTTACATTTATGGCGGCAACTCTGGCTGAATTTAAAAACGGAAATTCTTTTGTTGCTTTTATTACAAATTCCGTAGTTGGACTAAATGCATCTCTTATTACTTCTTTATAGTTTCCAAAGTATTTTTCAGATTGATACCATCCACAGAAAGCCGTGGGTCTGTCTTCTGCTGGAGCAAATTCTTTGTATGTAAAAGGTGCCCAAATATGATGTGCAATATTGTTTGACGGGATAGTGTTTATTCTAAAGTCAAATTTTCTGAACAATCCTTTTTCCAAATGACTGGTTGTTGATTCTTTTGACGGAACAACAAACTGTCTATTATGTTTTAACGACTGAGAGTAGCCGTTTGCTATCTGAAACATTATGTTTCCTGTTCTGCCTTGCAGTCTGCAAGTGATATAATTGCTGGTCATTTCCTTCATGATACAAAACTTTCAATTTTTTCTCCGCGCATCAATTTGTCGCAATAATCAAAGAAGTATTTTTGTTTCTCTGGCAATCTGATTTGAAAATTATGATATGTTCCGCTTTCAAACTCCGTTGCAATTCCAAAACCAAATTCCTTATAGCCATATCCGCCGAAATAATTCCATGCTATACCAGTTAAACATCTGGTTGGATAATTCATAGCTATTCTTCTTCCAGCTTTTTCATTTTCTCTGGTGAATACCTCCGCCACATCAGCTTCCATAGAAATTCCTTCTGGATTTGGATATCTTTGAAAATCAAAATTCTTGAATGGAGATCTTTCCCATAAATCTCTGCTGAAGCTTAGAAAACTTGGTGCTATAAAAGGAGGAGTTCTTGGTGTTGTTGGAAATATTGAGTTGGAAGCCTGTCCATTCCCATAGATGGTATTATTGTCTGATATTTCCTTGATTGCTCTTGATACACAATCATGTGTGATGGGAATGCAATCAACATCAAATATGGTTATACTGTCCCAATCATTGTTATTTTTCACATATTTTTCAATGGCAGTAGAATGCATGCCATCGAATGAAATTTGCTCAAGAGGAATTGAAAAATAATCAAAAACTTTCTTTTGCAATTCAACTATCGTATAGTCAATATCCGATTTATACAGGCTTATTACTTTGTGTTTCATGGCGTTTGTCTATTTTTGGCACTCTATCATAGCAAATGATATCATCTTTAACGTTTGATATATAGCCATTGCCGTCCAAATCACTTTTAACGGGCATAGCTCCACATGCGAGGGGGTTTACCAGATATTTTTCTATGACAGGAACATTACCATACCAACCATCAATCGTACCATCTTGAAATGGAACATATTCATCAAGTACCTTCTTGATAACTTTTCTTCTGTATCCAACGGCGTGAGTTCCTAGAACCATTTGTGATCTGAAAAGATTGTCTGTCATTATTTGCAGAGGTCCAACTGTATCCACGGGTCTTCCTCCAAACAAAACCATGTCCCAATTTGGAAAATATTTTAGATCGTCCAATGCTTTTTCCGCCAAATCTCTTCCTGATATTTCTGGTCTGTCATAGAAAAATGCATCATCTTCAAAAATCAGCACTCTTTCATATCCGAGATCGTATATTTTCTTGAATAATTTGTGATAAGTATATGCACAGTACGCATGCCTCTTCATTGGATCTGGTTCATTTATACCATCTTCAGCGGAAACTCTTTCAAAAAAAGATAGCAACCCAACTCTATCCATTTCTTTACGAAAAAGCTCGTTTCTGTCTGTTCTTCTGTCCAGATTTATATAGTATCCTTTTTCAAAGAAATTTTCTATTTTCATTTTGTCAATTCCTCCAAGCAATCCTCCCACATTTTTCCAATCTTGTTAATATTAAAATTTTCAAGCACATATTGTCTTCCACCAGTTCTATATTTTTCCTTTATCTCTGGGTTAGCTTCAAGATAGTTTATCTTATCCACGATATTTTTTGTATATTTGAACTTTCCTTCTTCGTCTCTTGCCAAATCAGCACGTTGAAGCTCATCGAGGTTAGTGCCCGGCGGGGCATCCAACCAAACACACTTGTCACCAAACACAGTTGGCAATGCACCAAGTGGATATGTTAATACAATTGTGTTAAAAGCAAGAGCCTCTGCAACAGTGCATGCAAATGTATCTTTTCTCAAAACCTTGTGTATGGTATACAATGGATATATGAAATATTCACTTTCAGCCAAGTGTTTGTAAAGTGTTTTTCTATCCACCGCTTGATGGTTGTGGAAATATGACTCAGTATGACCATGCACCGTTATGAAATAATCAAATGCATGAAACTGTTTTTCTGGCATATCCAACTCTCTGACTGCCTGCATTGCAACATCTCCACCCGTTGGCCATGTGGCGTGAAATATAAACTTACCTTTCTTCTTTTGAATTGGTTCCTGCTCAACCTCTCTGATCATTTCATCAAAAATTGGATTTGAAATTAGGAATTGCTTTGTTTTTTCGTAATTGGCTTTGACATGATTTATAACATTCTGTGACACACTAGCTTGCCAAGTCGAAACATTAACCATTCCGAGAGTAAGATTGTGTTTTCTTGCATATGCCATATGTGCATCTATCCCATATACCCATTGCATATGACACCAATAAATCAAACTCTTGGTTACTGTAATAGGAAGCTTGTCATAGTCTTGAAACCAAAGCATGTTTATCAATACATCAAAAGTTTTATTCTCAATACCGTCGAAGTTTTTATTTGTGTATGAAACACCATAACTTTTTGCTCCGGGCACAAACTTCTTTCCCTGCTTTTGTAGTTTCTCTTCAAGTAATGGCTCCAATTCATCCACAGTCATTACAACCTCATGTCCTTTGCTTGCCAAATATTCAGCAACAAGCATTGAACTAGTGTCTGTGCCAGATGCCCCTCCACCATCATATCTGAGATTATGACCGTTCAGATAATTGTTTCGTCTGCTGTTTCCTATTACTATGATTGCTATTCTCATGATATTATGATGTTAACTGTGAAATAAAATCGCGCCACATCAGTCCTACTTTGTTGGAATTAAATTTCTCAAATATGAAATCTTTGCCTTGGGTTCTTACTTTGTTTTTAAATTCAGTATTGGCTTCCAAATATTTGACCTTTTCAACTATGTTCTTTGTGTAATTGAACTTGCCTTCTTCGTCCTTTGACAATTGTTCCTTTTGCATCTTTATAGGATCAGTATCTGGTGGAAAATCTAACCATGCGCAATATCCATCAAAGTTATCATGTAATGCACCTAATGGGTATGTTACTACAGTTACGCCCATAGCAATTGCCTCTGCAACAACACACGAAAATGTATCTTTGTGAACATCCTTGTATGGAGTATACAGTGGATAAATGAAATAGTCACTCTTTGCCAAACATCTGAACAAGGTTTTCTTGTCCACACCATTATGATTTCTAAAGAATGGATCAGTGTGACCATGAATGCACATGAGATAATCAAATGCGTTGAATTCTTTTTCTGGAAAATCAAGTTCACGTACCGCTTGTACTGCCACATTTCCTCCTCT